TTGCTACATTTAGCATATAGATAAAACTTCTTTGCAGGGTCAATGAGTGCTGGAGAATTGTATTCAACTAAATCCCAGTATTTATATTCATTTGCCTTGTGAGAAGAAGAAAGAGTATTAATACCGAGTGTCAAATGCTGGATGATTCCTGCTGGAGCATTCAGTATTCTTGTGCTGGCATTATAAGTAATATTGTGAGATACTTGTGCCGGATTTGTTTTTGAGTTCACAAACCGGAACTGCAAACTTTCATCACCTACAAGCAGTTGCATAGTTGAAACAGTTATCGGATTGACAGATCCAGAGAAATTCAACAATGCATCTTCCAGTATCGACATCGTTTCCTTTGCGTCCCGGAACCGTCTCTTGGTAAACTGCAAAGCATCTTTGTATTTACTATCGACCGTTACCTCGTTTGTCTCAATCTTATTCAGATCACTTGAAACAGATGTGCCTACCGGTTCGTTAGAAAGTTCAATTTCGGGAGAATACGGATTATTCACAAAACGTTTGATTCCGATCATCCGGATAAGGGAACCTTCTGGATGAAATTGTGTGTCGGAAAAGTCTACGTAACCGCCTAGTTTAATTTTACCACCAATCTGCAACCAGCGTTTTTTAGCCCAAATTCCATCGAGCGTACCGGTAAATGTGAACTTCTTATCTTCATGCTCGTACAGGTATTTGGCAGCTTCTTTGAATACTTCCCAGCTGGCACCGGTCTGCGTTGTATCGTTGCAGATATAAGCATTCGGTAACTGAATTCCGAACACTGCGTATGTATCACCAGCTTTAGGTCGCCAGACTTCCGGTTCAGGCATAGTAATGCCGTCGATTTCCTGCGGAACAATTTCAAAGCGACGTCCCGCTTTCTTATCCTTTTCCTCATGAATATACTTCACCTCGAACTCTTTCCCGGTGAGCATACCGGTTTGGAAGATAACAGTCATGTTTTCACCTGCTATGAGACAATCTTCAAAATTCAACTCTTTTGGGATATCTTCGTCTACAAAATCATAGAAATTATTCTCCTTATTGACTTCAAAAACGACACTGACGGTACCGACACGCGAGGGATAGATTTCAGTACAATCCAAGCTATCTTCCTTAGCGGTAGTAAGCTCTTTATCTACACGCATAACACAAGTTCCGTCTGCGTCTGTCTTATATGTACGGCCTTCGTAAACTAGAGTTTTAGACTTAGGAAGCAATAAATTCTTAGCTCCGTATGTTGAATAGTCAATATTGCGGTCCGTGGTCTCCACGAGGATTATTTCAGGAGGAATGTCGCCAGATTCCCGACCTACGCCAACTTTGAACCCATGGCCTTTCCCGTAAGACAACTTCAAAGGATTATCCTTGTTGTATTCAACTTTACGTAGATGAACTGTTTTTATCTGCTTTCCATCTACAGTTTCTTCAGTGATCTGCCATTCTGTCTCGTACAACTCTGCCAACTGATTGAGAGCGTCAAGGATATAGGTATGACTGTAATTGATTACTTTCTCTGTTCCTTCGATGCAATCACCGACTTTCCAACCGGTACCACGACGATTCAGATTTTCAACTAGTAAGCGGAGATGCTCATGTGCTTTTGCTGTATATGAGAATTTGACGCTATTATCAACAGTATGCCGTACTTTCCACATCGCTGCATCTGCTCTACCGGTTTCGAGAATCAACGTGTACTCGAAGTTACGTTCACCATTCTTCTTTAAATTTGAATCCTTTTTTAAGAAGTATCGTTTCCCGTAGAAATCACACCAAGAACCGACCGGAATTTCAAGATATCCGGGATAGGAAAAATACAAAGTAAGTGTATCTTCTCCCATGACAGCTTCATAAGAGTAACTTTCATCCTTTACTTCGATTTTTATTTCCTTATCGTCACTATATAAAATCATATTACCTTTAGAATTATATCCTAAAATATAAATGTCAAATAGAAATATATTAGAATAATAGGCATAAAAGTAAGGAACAGATAAACGAATCAACAATAATATGATACATTAGATACGACATTAGCAGCATTGTCGTGAAATAAAATATGATACATTGATTTTAAAGGAGGAACATTAGAGGAGGAGAGATACACTTGCTATATTAACCAAAGTTCTCTCGGAACAAATTGTGCGTTGAAAGATTTTTCCAATGTTACAACAAAGAACCTCGGACAAAATGGGTATTACAAACTGCCAGATGGTCTGATGATTCAGTGGGGATATAGCGGTGGGTATTCATCCGCTACTAATTTTTATTTTCCTACGGCTTTTAAAGACACCAGTTATTCAATGTCAATGTGCGCAGAATATGGAAATATTGCTGAGTCCGTAGTTTTGTGCCCTTATGTCAACACTAAAACTAC